TGGCGCGTCTCCGGCGGAACGGCGGGAGCGAGCGCCCAAGAAGTCTCAAGCCGAAATCGACGACGAAATCCCATTTTGATCTAAATGCCAGACCCCATAACCGAGCCACCTACCGGCTATGGGTCGCTGGCGCGTGACGGGCTGTTCCGGGAGGGTGAGCTACGCCTGCCCGGACATCCGCACCCCTACCGCGTGGTGTGCCATCCTGGCGACGATGAGGCGCTGATCTGCACCGTCACCACGGCCGAGGGATATTTGCGCGGATCGGGGATGCTCAAGCCGGTGTGGAACGGCCGGAACCGACTGGACCGGTTCGACGGGGAAATAGAAATCGAGGGACTGACATGGACAGCTACAATCAGCACGCCGACGATGGGGAGGGGGACGTTGACGTTGACCTGCCCGCCGACACGGTATCCGGAAGAACCCGACCCGAAATCATCCTGAATGCCAGCCAAGCGCAAGCCCTATTCGAAATTGAGCAGGCATACGAGCGCGGCGCGCGGCATCTTCTCACGGGGTTCGCCGGGTCCGGCAAGACAACGCTCATGCAACAGGTCGCGCGCATTTTCAAGGACGAAGGTAAAAACGTCGTAATGACGGCGCCGACGCACAAAGCCGTGGCCGTCCTGGGGCGCAAGCTGACCGAAGCTGGAATTGAGGTTTCATGCTGCACGATCCATTCTCTGCTATCGCTGCGGCCCAAGGTGGTTGGTGACAAGCAGATATTTGAGCGCGCTGACCGGGCCAAGGCGATCATCGCCGACGTGGTGGTAATCGACGAGGCTTCGATGCTTGATATCAGTCTGATGGGGCACATCCGGGACTGTTTGAAATGGCAGTTTGTCCTGTTCGTCGGCGACCCCGCCCAGCTTCCGCCGGTTGGCGAGGTCGCTAGCGAGGCGTTTTCAGTCAAGAGTCGGAGCCATCTGGACACAATTATCCGGCAAGTTGCCGGCAATCCAATCCTGGAAGCGGCGCGCATCATCCGTGAAAGCCAGGTGACCGGCGCCATGGATTATTCCTGGATGAACGGTTTGATTGCCAACAAACAGGGCATTTTCCGTCCGGGCGCGGCGCTGAACGACTGGATGAAGCGCGGGTTCCTGTCGGATGATTTCGCCGCTGATCCGGATCACTTTCGCTACTTGTGCTGGACTAACAAGCGCGTGCACGAGGTCAACCGCATGGTGCGGCAGTGGAAGTATGGCGGCGCCACGCCGACGCCGCTCATGCCAGGCGAGCCGTGCATGGCGCGGACGCCAGTGTTTGTCGAGATCGAAGACGAACGGGGCAAGATGCAGACCGAGATCGTGATGCAGAATTGTGAGGAGGGCGTGATCCGTAGCATTGGTCCGTCATGGGTTAGGCGCCGGATTGGCGAGGGGCCGCATTCGTGGGTGGCCGAGGTTCCTTCGTGGTGTTGCATGATTGAGTTGGACAACGGCGGCGTGATCGAAGCGCATATTATCCGCGATGATCGCGCCTATAAGAAAGCCGAAAATGAGGTTCGGGAATGGGCGAAGGCCGAGAAGGATTGGCGCCCGTTTTTCCGGTTCAAGGAGGATTTCTCGGACCTTCGCGCGCTTTACGCCCTGACCGTGCACAGTTCTCAGGGGTCTACCTTCAAATGGGCGGTGGTGGACGTGGGGGACATCGCCAAACGGGAGACCGACAACATTCTAGAATGCCAGCAGTTGTTCTATGTGGCGGTGACGCGCCCGACTGACGGTGTGATCCTCGGCGGCGTTGACGACTGATGGCGCGGCGCGCATCTCTGCCACCTGAGATAGAGGCGGTCGCCGCAATGGGGTGGCATCTCTATCCCTCGGTGGTCGGGAGCAAGGCAGCCTGTTTCCCTAGCGCGTCGGACGCGGCCACATCCGACGCCGATATCCTCCGCGACTGGTATCATGAGTTTCACCAACCCAACTGGCGCCTGGTCTTTGGCCCCTCTGGCCTGATCGGTCTCGACCTAGACGTGCCGCCGGGTCACTCGCATGACGGCGTGGCCGGGCTGAAAGCGATTGCCGACCGTCACGGCGGCATCCCGCCACGCCCTACCGCTCGCAGTGGCGGCGGTGGCCTTGGGCTGTTCTGGACGGCGCCGGCCGTGTCGATCCGAGGCGATGCCGGGCATCCAGCCCCAGGCTGTGACCCACGCCGGGGCCGACAATCCCAGACGATACCCCCGTCTACCCATTGGCGAACCGGCAACGTTTATCACTGGATCATCCCACCCTGGGATTGCCCGCCGCCAGAATGCCCACCCTGGCTTGTCGATCTGATCCGTGAGCCGCCGCCCCCACCTATCCGCCGTGCGCCACCGCCAGACATTCGGACAGGGGACGAACGGCGGGAGTTCGCCGATCAAATGCTGCGTCGTGCCATCGGGTGGGTTGTGCGAGCGCCAGCCGGCGCGGCCAACAACACCTTGAACAGCACCACCCACTATCTCGCCCGCGAGTTCCTGCCCGATGGGTCATTGACCGAGGCGGAAATCACCTATGCCATGGAGGCTGCGGCCGGGCAGAGGTTCAACGCTCGCGATCGCGGTTCGATCCTACCCACCATCCGCAGTGCGCTGCGATCCCACCGATAGGCATCTCATGTCAGAAACCACATCGCGTGCGCCCTTGTCATTCGACCCGCTCCAAGCCGCCCAGGAGGACGCCGAGGCGTCAGAGCTACCGATCATCATGAGCGAGGGTGGCAAGCGTCACACGATGGCGGAAGAGGCGCTACGCGCTATGCACGCGCATGGGGTGGAGTTCTACCAGCGCGACCGTTCCCTTGTTCGCGTGGCCTGCGCCAAGGCCAAGACATCGGACGGGCAGGTTATCGAGGTGCCGGGCCTGGTGCCGGTCACGATCCCGATCATGGGCCGCGCCATGGGGCAGTCCGCGACCTGGCAGCGCGAGACGCTCGTGGGCAAGCGGGTGGTGGTCCATCCGATTGACCCGCCGAAAGACGTGGTGGAGCAGGTCGCGGCAATGGTTGGCGAGTGGCCGTTCCCTCCGATATCGGGGGTCATAAGCACACCTACAATGCGACCGGACGGCACGATTCTGGATCAAGTCGGATATGATGAGGCGACGGGTCTGGTCCTGATGGCGCCGCCGAAGATGCCGAAGATGCTGGCGCGACCCACGCGCCATGACGCTGATCTGGCGCTGGATGATTTGCAATCACTTTTGCGTGAGTTTCCCTTTGTTGACGACGCCAGCCGCGCCGTCGCGCTCTCCATGATCCTTACCGTCGTGCTGCGCGGTGCTCTCCTTCCTGCCGTGCCCATGCACGCGGCCACGGCGCCAGCGCCAGGGACCGGCAAGAGCTTCCTGTCCGACATTGTGAGCGCCATCGGGACGGGCGAACGGTGCGCCGTGATTGCCTCCTCGCCCAACGTCGAGGAGACTGAAAAGCGGCTGATCGGCGCGGCGTTGAGCGGGCAACAGATCATCGCCATCGACAACGTATCCGAGATGATGGCGGGCGATTTCCTGAACCAAGTCACCGAGCGCCCGTTGCTACAGATCAGGCCACTCGGAACCAGCGTGACAATCCGCATCCCGAACACGTTTACGGTTTTTGCCAACGGCAACAACCTTTCCGCCCCCGCCGACCTGGTGCGGCGGACGCTGCTTTGTCGGTTGGACGCCAACGTGGAAAACCCAGAGGCGCGGGAGTTCGACCGCAACCCGGTGGCGGACGTGCTGCGTGATCGGGGCAGATACATCGCGGCGGCTTTGACCATCGGGCGGGCTTACGTGGTGGCTGGATACCCCAATCAGCTTCCCTCGCTGCCCAGCTTCGAGCGGTGGTCCGATCTGGTTCGGAGCGCGTTAGCGTGGCTGGGGTGTGGCGATCCATGCGCGTCGATGGACATGGCGCGAGCTGAGGACCCGATACGCGAGGAACGCGAGGCTATTTTTGTATCTTGGCCTGTTTTGCCGGATGAGGACGGCAATCCGAAATCAGAATTTTACACCGTGGCAAGGCTGATCGAACTGGCCGAGGAAACGTCTGGAATGAAGTTTATTCATGCTGATTTCAAAGCAGCATGTTTGGAAATAGCCACCGACAAAAATGGTCAGATTTCCCCTCGACGGCTCGGCAAGTGGCTTACTCGCAACCGAAATTTGCGCGTTGGGAATTTGAAGCTGATTGCAAAGGTTCCGGGGAACGGCGGGAAGGTGGCCTGGTCTGTAAGGCAGGCATGAAAATGAATAGTGAACATTTCCGTTTCCTCCGTTTCCTCCGTTTTTGGCCACTCTTTTCTATATGTATCTATGTGTTATACACATATATGGTATGTTATATTAACATACCTTTCACTTACGAAGGGTTGGAAAAAACGGAGGAAACGGAGGAAACGGAAACTTATAGGTTGATTGGCGCTTATTAGGTTCTATAATCCACCCATGAAACGCGCAAAAACATCCATTGTCCTGTCTGAGCGTCAATCAAGCCTTCTCAAAAAAGAGGCATCCCGGCTTCAAGTGACTACTGCAGAGGTCATTCGGCGCGTCTTAGACGCATGGGCTGAAACCCAACCTGAGGAACGTCAATCGTGAAAATCCCGCCGCAATCTTCGATTGTTCCGAGCGCCATCGTCATCCCGTTCGGAAAACACAAAGGCGCAACCGTCGCGGAACTGCTGGAAAAGGACCCAGCCTACGCGGAATGGATCACTGCCCAGGGATGGGTGGCTGAACGTTTTGCGGAGCTTCACGCCGCTATCTTGTCCCGTGGTGCCGGGACCGATGATAGCCCGGAACACAATGTCATTCAGGCGCGGTTTCTCGATCCGGTGTTCCGTGTCGCGTGTGTATCTGCCGCTTATCCTGGACTGATCGCCGATGAAAAAAATGAACGTGTGAAATGGGCAGGGGAAGAAGCTTTCAAATCTGTGTGGAAGGGAAATGGGTGGTATCGCGTTGAAGGATGGAGGGTAAGCAACACAAAATTTGCAACTATGGCTGAGGCGATTGCAGCCGAACAATCCATAAAAGATGCGGAAAAAGCATCTGATAAAATAAATGGCGAGAAAGCCAGAATAGAAGCTGAGAATACAGAGAAAGCAACCGGAGTATTATCAAAGGTTGTTTTTGAGCAAAAAGGCATAGATGCAATAATATCATTTGAAAATATTATGTACTATAGTCGAACCTTTAAGGTGGAAATCAAGCCAACTATGGGGGACGACTATCCAACCGTTATGCGCCAGGCCCAAAGGCTCGGATGCTCGGTCCTTCTGATCGGGGAATACACCGGACGCGCCGTTCCTGAACCTTTGGTTCGGCAGATGTTCGCGGCCAGCGGTATCGTCATGATTAGCGTGCGTGACATTGAGGCTGAAATCCCTAACGCGAGGGCGTATGTTCAATGACCAAACCCGCCCGCATCGAGTTCCCATGGACCAAGGAAGCCGACGCCACCCTGATCCGGATGCGCGCCGAGAAAGCCCCGTTCGCCGCCATCGCCGCTAAAATTGGATGCTCGGTCAGGGCAGCCGAAGAGAGAAGCTATCAGCTTCGGAAACAAGGCATCGAGGTGTGGGTAGGCAACACCGCGACGAAAAAGACGCCGGAAGCGATGGCCAAACTGCGCGACATGATCGCGCAAGGGAAATCCACCGACGCAACTGGCGCTCAAATAGGAATATCGGAATATACCGCACGCCGCTGGTTGCTCGTCATGGAACGAGACCACGCCAACCCGATAGCAACCCCAGCCAAGGAACCGGACATGGACGCACGCAAAGGCAACATCATCTGGACCGCCGCCATCGACGCGAAGCTGATCGGAATGCGGAACGCGCAATCAAGCTGGGATACGATCGGCAGCGCGTTTGGTGTTGCTCAATCTACCGTCTACAACCGCGCTCTGGTCCTGCGGGATAGGGGGCATGCCATGTGGGGTGCGCCGGAGAGCGTCCGGAGCGTCCGGAGCGTGCGGGAGGATGGATCAACCCGCACCGACCTGTCGCCCATGCCCGCATTGCATCCGGTGTCGTGGGGCGCTGTGTGCGAGCCGTGGGAGGTGTTTCATGCGCGGGTGTTGGGAGAGGGGGATCGGGCATGACCCACCAACTGAACAGCCAGGAGCGCAAAATCCTGGAAAACCATATCCGCTACGAGTTTCGCCGCCCGACGCGGCGCGATTGGACGGTCTATCTGGACCTGGAACGGCGGGGGCTGCTCACGATCTCCGAGGTCGCGTGGACGAAAGGCAAATTCATGGTCTCGACCAGCCCGGCGGGGCGTGAGGCGCTGAGATTGGTGGGATTGGCGGCATGACGCTTTAAACGCCACACCCGCACCCACACCCTAGCGGCCCAATCGCCAGACGCCGCCAGCGGGCGCGGGAGACGGGATAGCGTGGGGGTTGGCGGAAGGTATCGGGATTGTGGTATCCTGTCACCAACCATGTTACGATGAACCGAAAACTATGAGGTTGCACCTTGGCTGAGGCCGGTCGCCCGACGCTGTATCGCCCCAAGTATGATGAGCAGGCGCGCAAATTGTGCCTGTTGGGCGCAACGGATGTTGAACTCGCCGATTTCTTCGATGTTCACATTGCCACCTTGTATCGGTGGAAGATCAGCCATCAAAGTTTTTGCGAGGCCCTAAAAGCCGGAAAAGACGTAGCAGACGACAGGGTTGAGCGAAGCCTGTATGCAAAAGCCACGGGCTACACTTACGATACCGTCAAGATATTCAACTCCGATGGTTCTCCGTTGGTGGTTCCCTACCGAGAGCACATGGCGCCGGATACGACCGCTGGCATCTTCTGGTTAAAGAACCGCAGGCCGCAAGAGTGGCGCGATCGCCAGCCGGACGAAGAAACCAAGACGCAGCCGATCAACGTGACGATTAAGAATTTCACCGGGAAGGATGATGACACCAATGGATGATGATGATGTGCTGCCCCAACCCGCCTACAAAACCGTGGAACTCCGCTTCGGCGACGCGGCGGTAACGCTGCACGGTGACGGCAGCCTTGGTGGCGACCTGGAGGCGTTCACGGCGGCGCTTACCACCATAAACCCGGCGGCCGATGACGTGGTGTATGCGGTGGGGTGGCTGGTGGCGAGGTCTGAGTTGTGGGTCAAGGCAGTCAAGAAAATGGAGGAGATCGCGGAAGCGGTCCGCTTACCCAATGAGGTGGCGCATGTAGACCCCGATCCTGGCGACGCCGATCCAGTCGCGCCGGCCGAGGAGATGTTTCCCGAGGGGAAGGCGGTTCATGCGCGGTTGCCCGGACGGACGCCATGGGATCAGCTTGCGCCGGAGGATAAGGCGGAGTGGCAGTCAGTGGCGGAAGCCCGCCTCTCCGAGCGTGCTACGCACGATGCAGCGCATCAGCGGGTGGTGAGGGACTACAATGCCTGACCTCTACGCCGGCTACTTCGGAGATGACGGCGCCTGGCGCCCGCTCGCACCGGACTGGACGGACATCAAGCAGTGCCCGCGCGACCGGGTCTACCGCATGATGGAGGCCGGCAATCCGGATGTGATCCTCGGCCTGTGGGGCACGCACGCGGGCGATGGGCGTGAGTGCTGGATCAGTGCGGTTGATCCGTATTTGGAGCTTCGGCCGAGGTGGTTTCGGGATATGGTGAAGCCGATGGTGGTGGCATGAGAAAAACCAAGCGTGAACTGATCGCCGAACGCCAGAAACTGGCCGAGACCGCAGCGCGGCGGCTGGCGCGTGGGTTCAACCCGCGCCGATCCACGAAGGCGGACATTCAGGAGCATATCCACGCGCTGCGGATGCTGCTGGATGCTGACACGCCGACGCTTTCTGAGATCGTAGAGACGACGTTGCGGAACAGGTCGGGGGAGATTGGCAGGATGATGTTGGAACAAAATGCGGTGCTGGCGAGCTTGTCGAGACGGCCATGACGAACGCCGCCGTCACCATCATCCTGGCGTCCGGCGTGTTTGCCGCTCTGTATTTGCTGGCCAATGCCACTTGACGTCACCACTCATGACCTAACCCTACCGGCGAACGGTTGGGAGCCGCGCCGCGATCAGATGCGGTTGTGGCGTTACCTCATGAACGGCGGCACCCGGGCGTGTGAAATTGCGCATCGCCGCTGGGGCAAAGACGATGTCGGCCTGCACATGACCGCCATCAAAGCTCACATGCGCGTCGGCACCTACTGGCACATGCTACCCCAGGCGAACCAAGCCCGGAAAGCCATCTGGGACGCGGTGAACCCCCGCACCGGCATGAGGCGCATCGACGAGGCGTTCCCGGAGGCGCTGCGAGCCGTCACCCGCGAAAACGAGATGTTCATTCGATTCAAGAACGGCTCGTCGTGGCAGGTGGTGGGGAGCGACAACTTCAATGCCTTGGTCGGCTCACCACCGATCGGCATCGTGATTTCGGAATGGGCCATCAACAACCCGGCGGCGTGGGCTTACCTGTCGCCGATCCTGCGGGAAAACGGCGGATGGGTGCTGTTTATCACGACAAGCCGAGGGAAGAACCACGCCAAGCGGACGCTTGACACGTTCGCCGACGATCCCGAGGCGTTCGCGGAGGTGACGCGGGCTGATCAGACCACGGTGTTCACGCCCGAGGCTCTGGCGGCTGAGCGGCGGGAGTTGATCGGACAGTATGGCGAGGACATGGGCCATGCGCTGTTCGAGCAGGAATATATGTGTTCGTTTGACGCCGCGATCCTCGGCGCCTACTGGGGCGCGGAGCTTGCAGCGGCGGAGCGCGACGGCCGGGTGCGACCGCTCGCCATCGACCCCACCATGCCGGTGCACGACGCCTGGGACATCGGGATGCGGGACAGCACGGCGATCTGGTTCTTCCAGACGGACGGGTTCCGGGTTCGCGTGGTTGACTATTACGAGAACCATGGCAAGGATGCGGCACATTATGTTAAGTTCGTGCAGGATCGCGGCTACAAGCGGGGCATAACGTGGCTCCCGCATGATGCGAAGGTGACGGAATGGACAGCCAACCGAACGCGCGTCGAGACGATCACGAGGCTGGGGCTGAACCCGCGACTGGTGCCGGATCACAAGCTGATGGATGGCATCAACTCGGCGCGTCTCCTAATCCCTCTTTGCGAGTTCAACTCCTCTCCGGCGGTGCAACAGGGCTTGGAGGCTTTGAAGGCTTACCAGAAAGAGTGGAACGAGAAGATGAGCCGCTTCTCGGACACACCTTTGCACAATTGGGCAAGCCATGGAGCGGATGCTTTCCGCTACCTCGCCATTGGCTGGCGGGAGCAGGTCAAAGCGCCGGAAAAGCCGGCGGATCGGATATTGTCCGTAGGGCGCGCTAATCAGGCGACAATGCGGGACCTTGACAAGATGAGCGGCGACAATTGGAGGCGTAGGCAATGATCCGAAAAGCCGTCGTCACGCTATCCTATGCCGATTTGGTGGAGCGTCTTGGGATCAAGGGTAATCCCAGACTGGTGAGCGTGTTCGACACGCTGCCGGGGCATATCATCGACGGCGCGGCGTTGGTATTCGAAATCAAGGATGAGAAAAATGATCACCCTATCGCTGTTCGGCATGAAAGGAATGCTGGGCCGCCGATTGGCGTGAACGAAATAAGTGGATCGGATGGTCGCCGCGTAAATGATGCTTTCGTCTGGCTGGAATGGAAGATTGGCGCGCGATCGGACGACGATCCCGCCGTTTGGAGGTATGAGGCATGAGCGATGTGGTGGGTGATGTTGCTGTGGCTGAGCCGGCCGAGGCCGCGCCGGTAAAGGTCGCGCCCGAGGTCAACATGGTCATTCCGCCCGACCTGGCGGAGCGCGACTATGTGACCACGGAGACGTGTTTCGGCACCACCGAGGAGCGCGCCGAAGGGTGGGTTCTGTTTGACGCTTCGACGGCACAGAAATCCATGACAGCGTGGGAGCTGGCGCAAATCCTCCGCGTGCATATCGAGCTTCCCATGCACATTGCGAAGGCTGTGTTGGGTGACGACAAGGTGGCGCGGCATTTCAAGGTGATGAAATGACGCCGTTCGCCCCCCTCACCGCCGGCACGAAGAACCGCACCTTCGACAACACCGGCACGCTACAAGCCACGATCACGGGCAGTGGTGACGTGCTGCGGATCGTCAACACCGGGTCCGTCCTGGCGTTCGTGGCGGTCAGCCCGACAAGCACGATCACGGCGGTTGGCACCACGTCCATGCCGGTCCTGCCGTTGACGGTCGAGTTCATCAACGTGCCGGGCGAGGGCACGCTCTACGCTGCCGGTATTACCAATTCCGGGACGGCGGCGGTCTACTTCACCCGAGGGCAATCGGTGGTGTGATGATCGACTTTTCGCAACCGCAGCCGTTCAACGTCGAGATCGGAGCGCCGGAGATCGCGGACGAAACCGCATCTCGCGTGATGCCTTTGCCGCCGGTGCTGTATGACCCGCCGCCGGTGGTGTCGATGCAGCCGGACCCGGACCTGTATCCGAGGCAGCGGCATGGCGTGCTGGGGCCGAGGATGCGGCGGCGATGACAACCTCCCCCGATAGCGTCACCTATCCCCAGAGCGTGTCGCAGGTCATACCGCCGTCCGAAGGCGCACCCTGGCAATCGACCTATCGGCCGGCGACGGTGTGGCCCGGCCTGTTTGGGTTTGCCGAGGATACCCAGCTTTACGAGTTCTGGGACGGCGATCAGTGGTTGCACCCGATCATGGCCGATCTGGACTGGATCGCCACCATCGGCACAGCCACGACGCCCCAAGCGATCTTGCGGATGATCGGCGACGGCACGGGCGAGCGCGGCACGGAATACTACACCGCCGCAAACCGGCGGGCGTTGCTGTCTTTGAGCGACCTGGAGCGTATGCGGCTGCGGATGTATAATACATCCGGCAGTTCGCCTTACACCATCTGGGACACGCGGTATCAGGCCGGCACGACGGCCGATCCGCATCAGTTCAACGTCGGGCCGGACGCGACAACGGCAACCGTGGCATTCGACGTGAGCGGCAACATCAAGGGGCGGTCTTATACGTCCTACACCACCGCGCAGACGTTGAGTGGATCTACGACACTCGCGCCGCTAATGAACATCAAGCAATCGTTGGCCGGCACATCCAGCTACACTGGCTCGTATGAACTGACCGAGTTCGGCACCAACAGCGACAAGCTCGCGGTCAATAACGGCGGTGTCTGTTACTTGTCGGGTCAGGGCCAGTTGAAAGCCGGGCAGACCGGCGGGCGCGTCGGTGTCTTTGGCCTGGTGCTCCGGAACGAGGCCACGACGCTGGTTGACGGCGGCGATGGATCGGTCGGGGTGTCCGGCCATGCGACATCGACCGTCACGGCCGGCGGCAGTTCCAGCGGCCTTAGCCTGACCCAGTTCGGCCTTGGGAACCACTACGGCGGGCTGTTTAAGGCGCGGCTGTCTGGCACCGCCGTTGGCTACCGGTCAGTGGTCGGGTGGGAGGCAAACACCACCGTTGCCGACACCGCGACCGTTGCGAGCGTTATCGGCTGGCAGGTGGCGCATGAAAGCGACCATGCGACCGGTGCGCCTCGGTGGGGGGCGAATATCGGCGGCGGGTGGTCAAGCCAACATCTGACGGCGGGCGGGTCATATGCTGACAAGGGCTGGGATGTTGTCCTATCGTTTGGCGGCGTTTCTGGCGGCGCGTGGCCGGTTAAAAGCACGGGCGTGCTGGCTGCGATCCGGTCGGGATCGGGGGCGCTCACAACCTACCCCAACGATTGCGCGGGGTTCATTGACGGGCTTCAAGGCAATTTCACGGGCACCGCGCCGGGTGGTGGGGGGTATCTGCTGCGAGGCGCGGGCGTTCGCATCAACCCGAGCGACACCTACGGCGGCGAAATCCAGGTTGGCGCGGCGTCGCTACGCGGCACGTCAACGGGCGCCGATCTTGACCTGAACTACCATCAGGTCACGGCGATCACGATCAGCAACGGCGGCACGCTGTGGTCGGTCAACGACATGGCCGAGGATGTTTACGGCAACTTGTATAAGGTGACCGCTCAAACGGCGGGCGTCATCACGGCAATTTCGCTGATCCGGGCCGGGTGGCGCACATCGACCGTTGGCACGCCGGTGGCGATCACGCCGGTCAATCGTAATGGCACCGCCTACGGCACGGGCGCGACGGTGACGCTTTCGACGTGGACGCCCCGGACCAATCTGCTGATCCAGGGCAGCGGCGGCACAACAGAGCTTGGCGGGACAGTTGTAAGCGGCGGCAGGGCGATAATCGCGGGTTCTGCGGCAACACTGGATGTGCCCGCCTTCGTCACTGACACAACGGATGCTATCACATTCGCTACCCGGTTTCGGAGTTCTATTCAGACAAACAGCGGCCCGACCGAGCATTACACGACGTTGCATCAAGGCGTCATCAAAGCGGGATCGACGCTTGGCCGGGTGGTGCCGGGCTATTTCCAGGGGCAGAACCTGGCATCCGGCGCCGCTCCGGGCGAAACTCGCGTGGTATGGGGCGCTATCATGGAAGCGCGAGATGATAGCACCCAGCCGTCATCGACGGGCGCGGTGTTGCTCGGGCTGGAAGTCGATATCGAGGCGGCGGGTCTCGACGATTACAGTTCTAACGCCGGCCGGCGCGGCGTGGTTGTCGTCGTCAGCAAGACGGACGCGGCAGTCAGCATGGAGGCGTCCTATGCGTTCCAATCCTTCACTGGCACGTCTGCCAAGATCAAAACGTCCTACAAGGCGAGTGCGAAGCACACGCAGTCGGTGTTCGATACCCGAGAAAGCACACTAGACGCTGGCGCCCACGGGATGTGGTTGGCAACGGGGCATGACATCGCGCTCGATACCTCGGCCAACACGAAGATTTCGTCCGATGCGACTACAATCAGCATAACCGGCCCGACGCAGTTCAGCAGTTCGATCATCATGGGCGCGTCGGGGCCGACGATTACGACGGGCGCGGGTGTTCCGGGCACGACCACGCCGAGGGGTTCGCTGTATCTGCGGACGGGCGGCGGCATCGGGACGACGCTTTACGTTTCACAAGGGGGCGGCGTGTGGAACGCCGTGGCATTGGTATGACGGAACAGAAAACCTACACGCTGACGTTGTCGGCGGGCATGGTGCAGGGGATTTGCGCTGCCGTGTCCAAGGCGCCGTGGGAATGGGCGGCGCCGATCATGGATGCGATCCGGGGGCAGGTGGCGCAACAGGATGCGCCGGCACAAGAAAAAGGGCTTCATAATTTCCCGCTTTCTTCCCAAGCCGCCGCTGAATGAGCGACCGCCCCGGCAACATGGCGCAACAGGTCGAAAGCCCGGCTGACTTTGCCACGCCGGCCGCGCGCTGGTTTGCCGAGTTCGATCAGGCTCGCCTTGACTGCTACGATTGGTGGCGTGTGTGCGACATGATCGAACGCATCTACCGGGGCGGGAAGCAGGCGTTCCAAAACCGCGAAGTGGCGTTCAGCATCCTGTGGTCCAACGTCGAGACGTTGAAGCCGGCGATCTATGCCAGGCCGCCGGTCGCGGTAGTGGCGCGCAAGTATGCCGACCGCGACCCGGTGGGGCGTGCGGCGTCGATGATCCTGCGGCGGTGCATCGAAAGCACGGCCGAGGCGGGCAAACTGGATCGCAAGTTGAAGCAGGTTCGCGATGACTACCTGATGTATGGGCGCGGCGTGCTGTGGGCGCGGTATGAAGCCGATACCGTCGAGGTCGGGCAGATCACGGAAGACAGCGAGGAGCAAGGCGAGCGCGTCGAGGAGGAGGAGGTTTGCTGGGATTTCGTCCGGCGCCGGGATTTTCTGCATTCGTCATCTCCCAACTGGGAAAGCGTTACGTGGGTGGCGCGCGAAGTGCGGATGACGATGGAAGATGGCGTGGAGCGGTTCGGAGAACAGTTCCGCGATGTGCCATTGGTGTGGATGCCTGACCGGCAGAAGAACGCCCATCGGCCCGAGGAGGCACATAGCATTTTCGACCGGGCGCGGGTGTATGAGGTTTGGGATATCGCCACGCGCAAGGTGCATTGGCTGGCGCAGGACTACGACAAGATACTGGACAGCCGCGACGATCCGCTAGGGTTACGCGATTTTTTCCCGACACCGCGCCCGCTGTTTGCCACTTTGACGGATAGCTCTTTGGTCCCTGTGCCGGACTATCAGGAATACGGGCCGCAGGCTGAGCAACTGAATGAGTTGACCGAGCGCATTCGGAACGTCACGAAGGCGATCAAGGTGGCCGGCGTCTACAACTCGCAGTTCGCCGAGATCGCCAACCTGCTGAACGATACCGGCGAAAATCAGTTGGTAGCCGTCACGGACTGGCTGGAATTTGCTGAGAAGCAGGGGCTGAAAGGCTCCATCGATTTCCTGCCTACTCTGGACATGGTGCAAACGCTCGAAAGCCTGCTGAACGCCCGCGCGCAGGTCAAAAGCGACCTTTACGAGATCACGGGCATCAGTGACGTGATCCGGGGCGCGGAGACCACCAGCGGCGACAAGACGGCCACCGAGATACGGACCAAGGGCAAGTATGCCACGTTGCGCCTAAGTGATCGGCAGGCGCAAATGGCCGAATATGTGACCGACTGCCTGCGCATGACGGGCGAGATCATCGCGGAGCATTTTGGGCCTGAGACGTTGCGGGAGATGTCCTGCTGGGATCAGAGCGAGCTTGCGCAGGACGAGCGAGATAGCATGATGGGGCACAATGGCGGGCCGCCGATGGGTGGGCCGCCCCCGATGCAGATGGGAACACCGCCGGGCAGTGCGGCCCCGGAAAGGCTCCCACTGGCCGGAGTGGCGGGTATGGGTGCGCCATCCCCCATGCCCGCCATGCCACCACCGGTTCCGATGTTCGACCAAGCCGTCTCGCTTCTGCGGAACAACCGGCTGCGTGATTTCCGCATTGAGATCGAGGATAAGTCCACGATCCAGGCCGATGAACTGGAGCAAAAGCAGGCGCGCGTTGAGTTCCTGGCGGCGGTGAGCGCGTTCATCGAAAAAGCGCTATTGATCCCGCCGACCTTGGCGCCGATCCTGATCCCGGCGCTGGGCAAGATGCTGATGTTTGGCGTGCGTGGGTTTCCGATCGGCCTGGAACTGGAGACCGTGTTGGAAGACACCATCACGCGCCTGACGAAGCACATGGAGATGATGGCGCAGCAACCGCCGCCGCCCGATCCCGAGGTTATCAAGGCGCAGGCCGCCGCCGCGAAGTCGCAATCGGATATCCAGATCAAGCAGGCTGAAAGCCAAGCGTCGATGCAGGTCGAACAGATGCGGATGCAGTCGATGCAGATGAAATCGCAGGCCGATCTGCAAATTGCCCAGGTCCAGTTGCAGATAAAGCAGATCGAAGCGCAGATTGCCGGCGTTCAGTTGCAGCACGAAGCGGCGCAATCCGAGGCGCAAAATGCGCAGGACATGACGGAACACGTTTTGGCCGCGCAATCGGCCGAGATCGAAGCGGGTGACGCTGATCTGCGGTATCGGGCGCAGACGCACCAAGAGATGCTCGACGCGGCTGATCTGGCGTTGCGGGCGCGGGAGTTGGACATCAAGGAGAAGGTCGCCGACAAGCCGGCCCGCGCGTGATGGTTGCACTTCCCCCTGATTTAACATAACGTGGCACACATGGCGAAATTCATCTGGCACAATGATCAGTGGGTTGAAGCGGTGAGGGCGCCGCGCGTATCTGTCGCGCCTGCGATCCACCGCGACACGATGAGCGTCGGCTGGCATCCAGGCACGGGCAAGGCCACCGAGAGCAAGTCAACGTGGCGCCGGATGAACAAGGAAACCGGGTATCAGGAGCTTGGCAACGACGTGCCAACGCGCCGCGCGCCGCAGTCGGTGTCGCCGATCACGGACGCGGACGTTGCCGAGGCTTATCAGATGGTGGAGCAAGGCTATCGGCCTGACCCGGTGCCGGGGTTGTTTGAGGGTGATTTCGCCGGTGCACAGACATCGGTGTATCCGTGAGCGAAACCACATCCGCCCCCGCTGAACCCACCGAAGCCGCATCCCCCGGCGAAGACCTGGAAAGCGTCCTGCGCGCTGCGTGGGATGAACAGGTCGCACGGGACCCGGACAACGAAACCGCCGCTGGCACCGACGCCAAGCGCGACGAAACCGGACGATTTGCCAAGGCAGAGAGCGCCGACGCGCCGGCCGAGGCCAAGGACGACACCAACACCGACCAGCCCAAGGCGGACGCCGGCACAGACCGGCCGGACGCTTGGTCGGAAACCGCGTGGAATGCTCTTTCTCTCGAGGCGCAGGAAACTGTGGCCCGCCGAGAGCGCGACATGCACGCGGCTTTGGTAGAACGGGCAACCGAAACGCAAGAGATCGACCGTTACCGACAAGCCTACGCCCCGCATGAGCAGCGGATGCGCGATGCAGGTATAACCCACCCGGCCGAGGCGCTTGAGCGCCTGTTGGGATGGGAACAAGCCGTTCGTGTCAATCCGCGCGATGCCTTGGTGCAGATGGCCGCAGCGGTGGGATACGACCTCAGAGACCTATTGACTGATCCCCCTGCTACCCCAGCGGCCCCCAGTCGTCCGGTCGAGATGCGCGATCCGCGCGTCGATCGGATGCTTGAGGAAAGCGATCGTGCCAAAGCTGAGCGCGATCGCGCCGAAACTGCGAAACTCATGGCAGACATTGCCGCCTTTCGTGCCAATTCTGATTATCCGCATTTCGATGTCGTCCGCAAGGATATGGGGCATCTGATGACGGCCAACCCGGAACGGACAATGAAAGAGGCATACGATGCGGCTGTTTTAGCCCATCCCAAGTTGCGTGAGGAACGGTTTGCAGCAGAGCGCAAGGCCGCGCAAGACGAAATCCGAAAAGCCGATACTTCCAGGGCACGTGCCGCGCGTGCCGCCTCCGCGTCTGTCAGGGACAGCGCGCCGGGCGGCTCGATGAACGGGCACGGATCGTGGAAGGATAGGTCGCTGGATGACGAGCTACGGGCAGTGATCGGGGGTCAGGTGGCATGAACCTGACAACCGGAGCAACCGATTATGGCCTCGCCAAACCTGAGCGAGATTGTCACGACCACCCTGCGCAATCGCACGGGCGAGCTTGCTGACAACGTAACACGCAACAACGCTATCCTGGTTCAACTGAGCCAGCGCAAGTTCAAGGACACTTTCGATGGTGGTCGCACCATCGTGCAGGAATTGAACTATGCGAACAACACCACGTTCACCCGCTATGCCGGCTATGAACTGCTGAACGTCCAACCGTCCGACACGATCAGCGCGGCCGAGTTCGCGATCCGTCAGGCAGCCGTGGCGATCAGCATCTCCGGCTTGGAGCAGTTGCAGAACGCGGGCGCCGAACAGATCATTCCGTTGCTGCGGTCTCGGATCAGCAACGCCTATGACACCATGTCCAACGGCCTCGCCTACGATATGTATTCGGATGGCACGATCACGGGGCAGATGGGCGGGCTGGCGACGCTGGTATCGGCAACGCCGACCTCTGGCACCGTTGGCGGCATTGACCGGGCGCTGTTCCCGTTCTGGCAGAACAAGGTCTACGCGGGCGTGGCCGATGGCGGCGCCGCGGTCAGCAGCGCGAACATCCGAAACTACATGAACGCCCTGGGAATGCAGTTGATGCGCGGCCCAGATGGGCCGGATATCGCGATCACGGGCAACACTTGGTTCAATTACTTCGTGCAGTCGCTCGAAGCGATCCAGCGCATCGAAGACACCAACAGCCCGTTGACCAAGGCCGAGTTCCCCAACATCGACTACATGGGCGCCGGGCGCCGCATGAAGGTTGTTCTGGACGGCGGGTTCCAGGGCACGACCACGGACGGCAACACGTTCGGCGCGGCGGGCGCTGGTGCGGTCGGCGGTTCGCCGGCCAATCGGCTGTGGATGCTGAACAGCAAGTATCTGCATTACCGCCCGCATTCGCGCCGCAACTGCGTTCCCATTGGCGATGATCGCATGAGCATCAATCAGGATGCCATGGTTCAGATAATCGGGTGGGCCGGAAACATGACTATCAGCAACTGCTCCCTCCAGGGCGTGTTGAAGGACTGATCCAATGACCGCATACGTCAATACGCCGCTTGGCGGCATCAACTTCGCGCAGGCTTACACGCTCAGTGCAACCACGCCGGAATATCCCGGTCGTGGCTTCACTCCAGGCACGCATGTGCAAGGCAGCGACGGCAGCACCTGGATTTTCGTGATGCTCGAAGCCGCATCGACCTGCACGGTCGGTGATGCGTTGATCGTCACCACGAACAGCACGTGGGAGGTCAAGGCCGTCACCAACACGCTGGCACTGTCCAAGCTCGGGCAGCGATTGGGCATTGCGGGTGCGACCGGGACAGCCGGGCAATACCTGTGGATGCAGGTCGCGGGCTACAACGCCTCCATCAACTGCGCCACCGGCTCGACGGCCTTCACCGCGCTGCATACTGGCGCCACGGCGGGGCGGCTTACGACAACTGCCGCTGGCGGCACCAGCGTTGCGGTCAGTGGCGGGGTCATTAACGCCACTGCGGCTGCCAACGTCGGGATTGCGATCCTAACGGGCCTTTCGGTGGGAGCCAACGACTGATGAGCGAGTTCCTTCCAAGCCAGGACATCCAGTGGGGTGGTCCTGGCGGGCAAGTCGGGGTGGTCAGCTACGGCAACCGCTCCAATGCCGAGTTCTACCGCGCGTCGGTTCGCAACGGGAATGCCGCCATCGCCAATGGCGAAGCGCCGTTCATCGGTGTGGACATGGTTCGCATCTGGCAGTCCGGCGAGCGCAATCTCTGGGCGCCAACCCACGAAGTGACGGAAATCGACAAGATGCGGTTTCCGTCGCAGTGGGCGGCCTACCAGGATGGGCGCAAGCAGGTGCCCGATGGTATCCCGATCGCGACGCTTTATCCCAACGAGCCGGACATGGTTGACCGGATGCGGATGGTGTCCATCCACACCGTCGAACAGCTCGCGGAGCTGCAAGAGACCGGCATCGCCAAGTTGGGGATGGGGGCGCGGGAGATGGTGCTGAAGGCTCAGCGGTTCATGGAGACGGCCGGCGACAACGCCCGTTCCGCCGCCCTGATCGCAATGAAAGAGCAACAGGACCGCGTGATCGCTGAGTTGCAGGCGCAGGTCGCGCAACTCATGGCCAAGGAAGGGGCGGCGGCATGACGCAAGCCACATCCATCACGGCGCTGATGACCTTTGGGTTTCCGGCGCAAATGGCAAACCTTTGGGTCAACGGCAATCCAGAGGGGTTGTTCATTACCCTCGGTGGTTTGACCGGTGTGCCAGAAGCATCACCATCGCCATTCGTGATCAGCGGCAAGACCGCAACCGGCTCCGGTGCGGTGCAGGGCGGCACACTGACGCTTATCGGTGGCACGCCTACCGCGACTGGCAATGGTGGCACCGGGCAGGTTTTGGGCGGCAACGGCGGCACCACGTCTGGCTTGGGTGGTATCGCTCGCGTTCAAGGCGGCGCTGGTGTTGGTGCTTCGTCTGGCGGCCAGGCGCTTCTCACGGGCGGTGCGTCTGGCACCGGCGCCACTGGTAACGGTGGGGCTGTCACCATCGCCTCTGGGGCGGCGCTGTCGACCAACGGCAACGGCGGCGCTGTCAACATGGTCGGCGGAACGTCGTCGGGCACCGGCACTGGCGGCATCATCACGATCCTCGGCGGCGATGGTTCGTCGGCTGGATCGGCGGGGTATGTCCAAATCGCGGGCGGCACGTCGGGTGCGACCAACGGTGTCGGCGGCGTTGTCGCCATCGCTGGCGGCACATCGACCGGGACCGGTGCGGGTGCGGCTGTCACTGTCACGGGTGGCGCATCGGGTGCAGGTGCGACTGGCACGGGCGGGGCGCTTACAATGGCCGGCGGGGCTTCGGCGGCGACGAACGGCGCGGGTGGTGTTGCTTCGCTTACCGGCGGCGCAGGCGCGGGCACTGGCAATGGCGCGGCTGTCACCGTCACGGGCGGCGCCTCCGGGGC